AGGCTTTAAAGATTGTGCAAGTTGATTAGCTCTTTGCATTTGTCCAGCCACTTGTTCTTCTGGACTATCTGCAAATAACTTACCACCAAGTAAGCCTAAAGCCTTACCTACGGCATTTGCTGCACGCTCTCCCCTAACCTTATATTGCCCCGGTTGGTTAAAGGCTTGCATAACATTTTTACGAGTTGCATCCTGCCTCTCCTTTAGTATATCTTCTGCTGATTTAAAATCAAATAGTCCAGCCATTTTATAATACCCTATGTATGTGTGTTTAATTGTTTAGGTTAGGTGTGTGTGTTTAGGAGACTTGCCCAAAGAGCTGGTCTCCAGTCATGTTACTGTTAAAGCTACCTGTGAAGCCACCGCCGCCGCCTAAAGTTTGAGTACCTGAACCAGACATACCACCTGTAACGTATGCAGCCCCCACTTTTACAGCACCTTCTAACACTTGACCTAGTAAGTCTGGCTCTTGAGGAGTTGCTTGTGCTATAGCAGCAGCAGCCTGTTGCCCTTGGGAAAATGCACTAGCCCCTTGAGCAGATGCAGCACCCCTTGCTTGTTCAGCAGTAAGACCGAGTTTCATAAGTTCTGCTTCTCTTGCAGTAACAGCTTCACCAAACCCAAGCATACCAGTAGAGCCAAGGAGTAGGTTTTGAGCGCGTTGTTGTTGCAATGCTTCATTAGTGCCAAAGATACCAGACTCAATACCATACGCCTGTTGTTGTTCACCAAGTGCTTGCTGTCTTGATTGGGCAGCTAGGTTAGCTAACGTCTGAGATTGCGCTCTACCGAGACCATATGCGTCAGGGTTTACCATACCACCTGCACCTGCTCCAGCAGACTCTCCTGCAAGCATAAGCCCCATACGACCACTACCAAATAAGTCTGATTGCAGTTTTTGCCTTTGTTGTGCAAAAGCTGGTTCTAGTAAAGAAGATTGCTCTCTGAATATATCAGAAGTACGCCCTGCTAAATCTGTATCAAACCCAAACTGGGCAGCCTCTCTTCCATAGGCTTCAGGAATTTGAGACATAAGACCTGACACACCACCATAACCTGCTTGTTGAATCCCTTGTAGTGTTGGGTCTAAGGTAGTAGACCAAGCATTTTTGTTTTTATCGTATTCTGTACTACCTACACCAGTCGTTAAAGTATAAGGTTTAAATACAGCATCCTGAGCCATCTGAGCTACTCTAGGGTCAATTTCTGGTTTATCACCACCACCTTTTCCACCACCACCCATTATACTATCTCCTGTACTGGTAATTCATAAAATGTAAAACGGGACTTAAACCCATCATCTTTAAATACTTTACTCCAACCATTACGACCTAAAGATTCAATAATGTCACAACCAGTTGAATGAGCAAAACCTTGTATAGTCTTTAACATATCTTCTTTCCACAATTCTAGTTCTGTACCACCAGTGAAGTGCATAACAAGAGACTTTAACTGTGGGTACTCCATAGGCTCTGTAACAACAAAACCAAATATCTTATCTTCTTCGTGAGCTATCCATAATTGTTGGTTGGGGTTTTTCTTTACAGCGTTACGAATATCATTAGCTGTAAACCTACCATATGTATATTCAGCACAACCTTCAAAGTATTCTTTTACTCTGTGCCAAACAACATCTACTTCTTGATTAGGGAAATGTGTAATTTTCATATTAGTCTGTACGCTTCCACATATAAACTGTTATGTAAGGCTGTACGATATTATGTGCGTTCCCACCACCAGCATCATTTGTATTCATTTCGTAAGTAGGTAGAACTTGGGAAATAGCCCCTGTTGGGTAAATAGGCGTACCACCAACCTCACCATTACTTAATATTGCAGTATGGCTATGCTCTGGCATTTCTGCCACTGTAAGGGTGTGAGATTTAGCACCACCAGTTCCTTCAGCAGAGCTAAAATCAGAATCCCCACTATCAAAACCTACAACAACACGACCTGCACCAAATGCTGCCCAAGTACCAAAACCTAACAGGGTAGCTGGGTTAGTGCTGTTAGTAGAGTTAGTATAAATAGAACCTACTGGATGTAATGCTAATTTAGTAGCTAGTATTGCAGCATCTATTGCAGCATCTATTGCAGCAGCTCTTTCAGCATCTACTACAGCAGAGTAGTTACTAACCGCAGTAGTTACAAACTTAGTAGTAGCCAGTTGTGTTGTGTTAGTACCATCCCCAGCAGTAGGTGCAGAAGGTGCGCCTGTTAATGTGGGGCTATTTATATCTGCTTTAGTGTTTACTGCTGTTTGAATAGCGTTAAACTCATCATTGATTTCTGTACCACTTACAATCTTTAGGGGGTCGCCTGTTAATAAGGCATCCTTAGAAGCAAAGTCTGTGGCTTTTACATAATTACTCATATCTTATAATACCTTTATTGTGTTCTTCCAGATTTAATAAATACATCAAGTCTTTGAATACTAAGAGGAGCACCATTTATCTCTGCTTCAAAACCACCTTGAATAACTGTACCACTACCACCTACCGAGTTACTTACAGTCCTAATACTAATACCACCTGTGTACTCTGCTACTGTATATTCATCCTCACCATAGTAGTAAGGCGTACCCTCACCTTCAATAACGTATGGGTAACTAAAGTATTTAGTAGAGTAGTCAAAACCTAGTTTAGTTACGAACGTTTGGTTGTCTGGTGCAATCAATGTTACACTTAATCTCTTGGCTATCTTAGTTATATTACTGTTGCCTAAGTCAAAGTAGTTAGTGTAATACTTAAAGTTAAATGCACTACCATTATCTTGAGAACCAAAGTATTCAGCTAGACCATTGGCTTGACAGAACAACAACTGCCTTGTATCAGCATCATAAACAAAGTTATTATGGTCTATACCTACCCACTTAGTAACCCTAAGAGAACCATCTTGTAAAGGGCTTCTAGTATCAAAAGCATAGGCAATACTAGCACTTGGAAAATATAGTAGGTATAAAGCAAAGTTAGGACAGTACACAGCTTTAATGTTTGTGTCTGTGCCTTCATTTTCTACTAGTGTAATCAAGTCATCACGTATGTTTTTAGATAAGTCTCTTAGTGGTTGTGACTTCTCTTGGATAGTCCTACCTAAAGACCTAACACCTGTAGATGATAGGAACATAATGTCATCACCAACATTCTGAATAGTGTTGTGAGATATACAACCAATACCTTCAATAGTCTCTACTAGAGAGAGTGTAGTAACATCAAAACTAGCTTCAAAGCTATCCCTATCTTGAAACAACATAATAGAGTTTTTACAAAATACTACCAAGAAACCATTGTGCGCGCCTAAACCAGTAATAATATCACTGTTCTTAGCAAATGTGCCAGCTATGTTTAGTTGTCCTGCACTACCTGAACCCCACTTAGTACCATCTAGTAAGTCAGAAAAGTATACTACTGTTTTATTAGAGTTAGTATCAGCAGCCCATAAACGCCCGTATGCAGACATAACTATGTTAGCCTGTGGTGGTGTACCATCATACCCAGTAAAAGTGTCTATAGACTTAAACTCGTCCGTTGTAGACTCATTTGTATATACTAAAGGCTTGTACCCTAGCTGAAAGAAGTAAGTCCTGTCATTGAGACTAGCAGCAGTCCAGTTACCAGTAGATATAGTATCTGTTGTACTAGGAGTAATAGCTGTTAGGTTGCTATAACCTTTATAAAATGTAGTAGCGTTCCATGATAAGTTTCTCTTAACTCCAGCTAAATCAATAGAGATGTGAGTACCTAATAGGTTGACACCATTGTTAGCATCATCAACACCACCCAGTTGAGTTGTACGGTATGCCCATCCCTTACGACTACCTAACCTACCATACTTGTCTATTACACAGTTATCAGCTTGTAAAGCAAAGCCAGCTTCCAAGGTTACACCAGCCTCTTGAGTATTAAGACCAAAGAAACCGGGAGCTACGATTGATGCAGGTTGTAGAGGTTTAGCCATTATAAGTCACCGTACTAGAAGTTTCTTCCACAGTTAAAATACAACTAACACCAGTAGCGTTAGCCCTACCCCTAAGCTCATAACCAGACTCTAACATTACATAGCCACCATTCATCTCTAGTTCAATATAATTACTTGAACCTAAAGACTTAGCACCCAATACAACTATATCAACGCCATTAGATATTTCTAAAGCTATACCATTCACAGTAGAACCAGAACCATTAGACACAAAAGCCAATATCCATTTGGCTCTAGTATTAGGTGGTACAGTATATAGTAATGCTGTACTATCAGTAAGAGCAGCAGTAGTTAGGTTTTCTGTCATTATGCTCTTAGCCCGCATTATGGAGCCACCCAGATAATTTCTTCAGGGTGCTTACCACAGTCCAATGTGATAGCATCTGATAAAGCACGTTCTGCTATAGCATAAGCAGTGACAGGATTAACGCCACCATCTTCACCACGTTCCTCAATAGCCATAGCATATGCTAATAACTCTACAGCTTTAGCTGGTACTTGAATAGTATCTGCTTCTGTTTCTAAGTCAGGCTGACGTTGTACTATATTAAAACGTAATGTATAAGTATCATCAGGGATAGGGTATAAATCTACTTGAGTATCTCCATCAGAACTAATACCATTAAAACTGTAATAATAAGGAGAACCTGTAGCTGGTTCAGAGTTTAAGAATAGTCCATTAAAACTGTGAGCATCTTTGTATTGAAGAAAGAAATCATCAGTATCATTAACTACATCTAACACATCAAAGTTATTCTTAGTACCATTTAACTCATAACTAAAAATACCAGACGTAGTAGTTGCCGTTAGTGTAGTACGTAAAGCAGACCATTTCCATGCTTCCTCCACAACTTGTTTAGCGTCATTAACGAATACACCGATAAGAGCAGAGTAAGAGGTCTCTTCTACAGACGTAACTGTCCTCTCTCTTAATCTCTTTAGGATTTTATTTACTGTTTCTAAATAAGTCATAGTTATTATTTAATTCCTAAAATAAATTTTATTTATTGTATCATATTTTTAAAGGTTTGTCAAGTCTTTATTTAACTTTATTTTTTCCAGCTAGCTAAACCCTTGATTCCAAAGGAAGCTGCTATGGCTGCTGCTAGAAATCCTTTATAGTATTCTGGCATAGAATTTAAAACTGCGAAACCCTCTTGAATGTAGGGCACTAAGCTGGGAATGAACGCACCAATCATAGGTATAGAAAGAACAATAACAAACCACTCATCCTTCCATGATGTCTTACTACCTTCAGCCATCATCTTTTCCCAGTTCTCTTCGGACTGCATAGCTTTAATCTTTACTTCCTGTTTAACTTTAACTTCTTCTGCTTTACCTTGCATCCATGTGGTAGCTAGTCCACCAACAATCTGAAGTAGTTGTATCATTTGTCTGCCTTGTTGTCTAGCTTATCTTCAATACGATTAAGAGTTTCTCTAATATCAGCTAAAGCTATTTGAAAGTCATCACGCCTAAGATATACATTAGGTATGTTTCTTTCTATCTGCTGAATGTCTAATCTTAATCTGCTGATAGCATCCCATACCGCCCTAAGATACCAGCCAACAAAGATAGATATTAGAGCAAAGGTTGCATTGAATAAGTCTTGGAAGTCCATTTTAAGTTTACTCCGGGAGTAGTGATTTTAATTCTTCTGCGCTGGATGCGTTGTCCATATGAGTTTGCAACAGTGCATCTTCCTCACGAATTACTTGACGAACAGACTCAGCAGCCACAGCTTCTGTTGGAATAGTAGCTTTAATATCTAGTGGTGCGAACTTTTCATTCCTTGCTGCCCTACGTATATCGTGAGCAATTTCTTTAGCTTTATTTAAATCTATAATAATTTTCATTACTCAATTCTCCACGCATCACGGAATGTGCGGTCTGCTGGAATATCAGCTACATCTACAATCTTGTAGCTTACTCCTTCAGGCACATCTTTAAGTGCTAACTCTACTGATACGGCAGGTACAATAATAGCCACCCCACCATCGTTTGTTTTATAAATAATGCTTTGGTTCATTATTATACCTCACCTTGTAATTGTTAATGATAGTATGTCAGGGTCTACATTACCACCATTGTAATTTGTTGTATGAACTTTTACCGAACCTACTAATTGGTCTGCAGTAGATTGGACATTAGCAACAACGTGGTCTGCTGAGAGCTGATGCCCAACACCAACTACAGCATAATTAACATCAGGCATAGCTGTAGTAAAACTAATTGTATATTGACCTACAGCATTATCCGTAATACTACTTACATTACCACTTGCCCTAATAGCAACTGTACCTGTACCGTTAAAGTTTACCCATGCTCTACAAGCATATACTGGAGCAGAACCACTAGCATTGAATAACGATAAAGCATCTGAGTCTGTATACCCCGCAGGTAAACCAGTTAAACTAGAACCATCACCACTAAAAGATGTTGCTGTTACTGAGCCAGTAATACTAATGTCACCCGTACCAGTAATGTCGTTACTATTTAAATCAAGGTCTCCACCTAACTGGGGGGTAGTATCATCAACTACATCACCACCTGCAACAACACCCCAAGAAGTAGCAGTGCCATCGGTAGTTAAAAACTTACCAGCATTGCCAGTTTGGCTAGGTGTAAAACTAGCAGCAGTTACTGCACTAGCTGCTGCCTCCGTTGCACTTGTAGCTGCTGCACTAGCAGAGGAAGCTGCATTAGTAGCTGATGTAGCTGCGTTACTCTCACTATTTGCAGCATTAGTGGCAGATGTACTAGCTGCGCTTGCAGAGTTACTTGCATTGGTTTCTGATGTAGCAGCATTAGATGCGCTTGTAGAAGCCTCAGAAGCCTTTGTAGTCGCTGTTGTTGCACTAGCTGCTGCACTAGTAGCACTAGAGGATGCAGAGCTGGCAGAAGAGCTTGCAGACGTTGCTGAAGCTGCTGCGTTAGTTTCACTTGTACTAGCATTAGACTCTGAAGTAGAGGCATTGCTTGCTGCTGATGATGCAGTTGATGCACTGTTAGCTGCGTTTGTAGCAGAAGTTGACGCACTAGTTGCACTATTAGCTGCATTAGTCTCGCTGGTGGCTGCATTGGTAGCTGACGTAGATGCTTCACTAGCTTTAGTAGTAGCTATCCCAGCCTGTGTAGTTGCTGTACTTGCTGAATTAGTTGCTGATGTGGCAGATGCACTAGCATTAGTCTCTGCTGTCTCTGCACTAGCTTTTGCTGTCTCTGCTGCTGTCTGTGCAGTCTGTGCTGCTGTTGCAGAAGTTGACGCATTAGACGCTGAAGTAGAAGCACTGGTAGCAGACGAAGCCGCATTTGTTTCTGAAGTTGCTGCGTTAGTTGCACTAGTAGCAGCATTACTAGCTGAAGAGCTTGCATTGGTCTCTGAGGTACTAGCATTAGATTCAGAAGTAGCAGCATTAGAAGCACTTGTTGCAGCGTTAGATGCAGAAGTGGCTGCTTCATCTTTATATTGGTTAGCATCTTGTACTAACTCTGTTACTTCGTTTATGGTAGCGTCAGAAGTAGCATCCCCTGAACCACCTGAACCTCTGTATATACTCAAAGCAAGTCTCCTAAATATTCTGTATGTATGTGTGTGTAGATTAATAAGAATAAATACAGGGGGCAATTAAGCCCCCCATACCGTTAGGACTTACTAAGCTGGAACAGCTACAACAAGAGCTGATTCAGGTCGTAAAACACTTGTACCATAAAGAGTGTCAGAAGTAAACAAGTTACTTAAGTACTCTTGCTTGTATTGAGTTTGTGAACGTACGCCCATTTGCTCTGCAAGTACCATTGCATCTTTATGACCAATGATAGCACCTTTAGTATCAACAGCTGAAGCTGTGTTAGCAGCAGCAGTTTCAATTACAGGACAGTTAGAACTAACGTAAACATCAATACCATACAAAGTACCAATTTGACCATTCATTACACCACGACCATCTACGAAGTCGCTAGAGTTGTAACGGTCAATACCCATGATAGTTTGACGAACTGAAGGAGGAATAACAATAAAACGATTTTCCATAGGAGTATCGTTATCATCTAATTGTTTGATAAGTTCACGGAAAGCTAAGTCTGTGAAAACATCAGTAATAGCTACAGTATCTTCTGCGTAAGCAGCAATACCATTAGCACCATCAATATAGAAGCTGTTGCTATGAGTCCAGTCAGAACCATCACCATCACCTAGAGATTTACCTAGAGCAAACAAATCATCATCAACTTGTTTAGCTAAAGCGTAACCAGCATCATCTGTGTAGAATTTACGCATAGAAGCTAGTGCTTGTACATCAGTAATATCTTCGATTAAACGAGAGTATTCGTAATGTTTGTTGACGCTGACTTGTACTTCTGATTCTGTAGCAGCAATCAAAGTTACTTGAGCCTCTGCACCTTTAGCAGAAGCAGAACCACGGGTAGGTTTAGGGATATGTAAAGTATCACCTTTCTTACCAGACATTGGCATTTTATTTACCAAGTTAGCAAGTACCAAGTTAGATTTATAAGCAGCTACAATCTCGTCACTCCATAACTCTGGAATGAAAGTTGCGCCAGTTGTGTTTGTTACATGATTTGAACCAAGTGCCATTATATTTTACCTTTATAAAAATTTAAGATTATCGCACTCTACCTTCTGAATATGCCCGAGTTAATTCGTCAGACAATTCTAAGTAGCGTGCAGGGTTAGTTTGCATTAAGTTAATAATATCAGACCGGCGATAGATTTTCTTAGATTTACTTTCTCCAGTTCCTTTAGCAGAGCCAGAAGAAGCAGCCTTACGCTGTTGCCCTCTATCTTTTTCAACAACTTCTTGTGCCTTTGTAGATGCCTGAGTTCGTTCTTTCCAAGTAGAAAGAAGCTCATCTGCTGCATCAAAGTCAAAGTTACTGTCAGCGCGTTGTAAAAGTTCTGTCCTTACTTTAGAAGCCGTAACCCAATCTAAAAAGTCTGCTGACTTAGCAGTGTTCATAAAGTTAGGATGTACTTGCTCCAACCTATCCATAGCATCTCTACGAGCCATGTCTACCCTCATCTGTTTAATTTCTTGAATATCAGAATTAGATGATATAGATTGTGCAATAGCTTCTTTAGGTTTTTCGAAGAAATCAATCTCTTCAATCTCAGCCTGTTTTTCGTGGGTGTTGTTGTCGAGGTTTGTTTTAATGAAGTCGTCTACAACCTTACGAAGTTCTCCTACTTCTGAGCTTTGTCTACCAACTAGCTTCTCAGCTTCTTGGTGCATCTGTACAATTTCTGCTACAGATTTATCTTTATATTTATCTGGTAGACTACTCTCTACTTCTTCTGCTTGCTCTACTTGTTCTTGTTCAAGGTTGTCCTCTACGGATTCTTGCTCTTCGAACGTAGAAAGCTCTTCGCCTTCTTGTAGATTTTCTTCGTTAAATTCCTCTGGTGCATCTAGTATTGTTGCCATTATATTATAAACTCCGTACTCTTAAATAAGTATTGTGGAAAATTAAAAGATTATCTCTTAGCGGCTTTCGAATGTTCTCTTGCCCACTTCATAGTTGCTCCCGGGTAATCGCCCGATATAGCATCTAATACAAAAGAACATTTAGAAATTACCCGCTTTGCATCTTGGTCACATTCAGGACACTCTATAGTCTGTGTTTCAGAGTCTATAAAGCGTTCAGTAATATGTCCGCTTGAGCATTTAAAGTCATAGATTCTATTCGCCATTAACGGCTTCCCTCTCGCTAATTAGAATAGAGTCGTACGCTGCTCTGACCATATCTTCCATGTTGATTAAAGTATTTAAAACGTAAAGTTGTCCTTGTGTTTGATACAAAGTCTTTTCATCTGCAATAGCTTCAATCTGGAAGTTATCCTTATCTACTTGAACTTGCTCCATAAGCTGTGACCAGCCATCTGTGTTGAATAAGTCAAAGTAGTTTTCGTAATGTTTTACATTTTCTGGTGTCATACATTCTCCCAATAGGTGTATGTGTGGTTAAGTTTATTTTTTAGTTGTAACTTTTCTTGTTACTGCTGGCTTAGGTGTATAAGCCTTTTCTAAGTCTGTAATACGTTTATTCATTGCTTGCAGGATGTTGTTGATTTCTATCAGCACCCCATCAAGTTCTTGCTTAGTTACCATTAGGTCTCCTCATTTGCATTTGAACAATATCTTCTTTTACTTTTAACTCTTGTTGCTTTAAACTAAGCTCTGCCATCTTGACAGCCTGTGCAAACTCATCAGGTGGTAGTGTCTTAGCAATAGCTTCAATACGGTCAGTCTCTTCTGCCACAGGTAGCAGTTGAGTCTCTACATTGTTTTGTTGTATCCGACTTTGTATCTCTGCATTTTGTAATTGGATTTGTTGCAAGTTAGCCTTAGCAACCTCAAGCTCAAACTGCTTACGAATAAGCTGTTCTTGCTGTGCCTCTGGATTTGGTTGGTTAGCTTGCTCGATACCTGCAAGTATTTGTTCCCGTTTAGTAAGGTTCATAGACTCAACAATAGATTGAACTAAGAGGCTGTACATAGGGCTTTCTGCTGGCATAGTTTGAAGGAGTTGTACTAGCTGTGTTACCTCATACTCACGAGCAATGATACCGAGAGAACTAGAAGCTACAAACTTGTGGTCTTGTGCCTTATAAAGCTGTGGGTCAAACTGCATATAACGATGGGCAGCTTTAGTAACGAACGGAATAAGGAAGTTATCTTGGAAATTAAGTAGGGTACGCTTGTGACGCTTAATAATCGCACCTAAAGACATAGAGATACCAGCAGCAGTTGCCTCACCATTCATAGCGTTTTGCATACCTACAGTATCTACTGCTCCTGTGGCTTGCTGTACCATGTTTTGTAATGCAGCCCCTTGTGAGAAGGTGATATTATCTACAGCACCAAACTTAAATGGTTGTAATATCTCTGCCGGATTACCGTTAGTAAGTAATGTCTTACCCGGACGTATCTCAAACTGAGAGCCTCTAGGCATACGACTAGCATCTACTGCCATCATAGGGTGTACTGTAAGTGCAAGAGCGTCTATACGCGCACGTAGCTCTGTGTCTAAGGCTTTTTGGCTATTATACCCCTTTTCACAGATGCCACGACCCCAGAATTTACTAGGTACTGCATCCCATTTAAAGGATACAATAGGTCTATCTTGCATCATATACGGGTTAGCTACTACTTTTAGTAGGGTATCTCCGTTAGCAATCACTACCATAGCTTCAATATAGCCAGATTCTTTTTCTTCTTCTTCTTCCCCTAATGCTATAGCAATCTCATCTTCTTCTAGTTCCTCTCCTTCTGCCTCATCAAACAGGGCTTTAGGTACTAGTCCGTAGTAACGAGTAAGACGAACCCTATCATCTACGTTCACTGTAATATCTTGGTCAGGCTCAAGGTCATCATCTGCTGCAACAGTTTCTACATCTACGTCACGATAAACACCTTTTTCAATATCAATCTCTACTTGGTGTAGTGGTACGTACATATCTACTGCACAACCCAGAGCTTCTTCGATAGAGGTAGCCAGTGGGTCAATAAGAAAGTTTTGTGGCATAATAGGACGTAGTTTAACTAAGAACCTGTCACGCTCCATAACACCAACAGCTTGCATCTGACCATCTGGGGTAGGTTGCATAGCTGGTATGCTTTCTTTAGTCTCTTCAATGTAGACTTCACCGATACCAGTACCGTAGATAGCGGCATTAAGTAAACATTCTGAAACACAAGTTCTAGCTTTAGCGAAGGTCATGTCCTCAGCTAGTTGATTCTTTAAAAACTCTATGTCCTGAGAGCCTGTAGGGTCTTGCATATCGTCTTTAATATCGAACCAGCTACCTCTACCAAAGGTTGCTTCTTCTACCTCAGCTACAGACGATTCTACTGCTTGCTGTAGGGCAGGTGTAATGATACGAGAGCGTTCAGTTTGTCTTAGGCTATCTTCCTTAGACCAGATACCACGCCATAATCTGTAATACTCTTCATGTGATACACGATAGTTATCGTCATAGTGGTCACGCCACCCTTCACATTTATCCATCACCCACTGTTCTAGGTTAATGTTGTTCAATAGATTATCTTC